CCCCCTTCAGAGGAGGTAGATACTGGGGAGGGGGTATGGGGGAGGGGGCTAGAAAGCAGAAACTTCTGGTAACGCTTTTGCGCCTGGTCCTTGGTGAGACCGAGCCTCGCCCCAATCACCGAGAAAGAAAAACCTTGCGAACGGAGTGCGTGGATGTCTAGTTCTAGACTCACAGAACCTCCAAGAGCTTCATCAGCAGAGATAGCATAATGCCCACAGCGGACACAGCAATTCCCACTTTCCATCTTACCGCAATTCCCGATTCCTTGCTGATCTGGTCAGCGGTAGTGGCACGGGCGATGTCCACCTCGACCTCTCGGAGGCGCTCGTCAATAGCATCCAGCCTCGCTGAGATCTCCGTTCGGACCTCTTGGATGGACTTGAGGATGCTGGCAAACTGACTCCCAGTCACTCTATTGCCGAGTCTCTGGAATCTTAGGGCCAGAGAGATGCTCTGATCCAGATTCCGTAGTCGGGGTGAGTTGCTCGTTGGCCGCGTTAATCTGCTCCAAAGGACCCCGTGGAATATACGGGCTGATCTCAAAGGTACGCTGGCTGCGGTTGAAGAAGTCAAAGGTAATGCTCTCAGAGCCGTCCTCTCGACCAACCCACTGCTGTCCGCGCAAGGTTAGGTTTGTATTAATATTTACGATGCCTCGGTTAATAATCACGCGGATGTCGTCACCTAAGTTATAGTTCTTGTAGGGGATGATGGAGCCGTCCACCACGGCGACGCTGATGTACTTAATCTTTTCTTCGCTGGACTGGTACAGGTTGAAGGCAGCCCGTGCCGACACCGTGTTTGCGGAGATGATATTCTCTTGAACGTCCACTCGGTCAATCATTCCGTAGGTTGTCCGTAGGCTGGAGGTAATGAACGCTGACCAGATCTTTGTCGGGGTCACGCCGTTGTAGATGCTGGTGGCAATCACGACCGCACGGGTACGAAGGCTCTTGAAGTTTGGGCTGTAGGAGAACCGCTTGACGTTGCCGCCATACACAAGGCGGAGGCTATTGTTCGTCGCTGTGGCATAGTTCATATCTAGGAAGAACGAGTTATAGCTCTGGGTCGGTGACTCAAGCCTGTTGCCGAACACCACCTTGGTCGTCGTCCCCTCTTGGGCGATACCGCAGATGTTGCGAAGGAAGTCGGTGCGCTGCTCGCCAGCGGTGAAGAAGTCGTAGGTCTTAGTGGACGGGTTGATGGTCGCCGCAACGCTGATGAAGCCAAGGCGGGAGTTGGCGGTTGTTCGCGCCACGCTCATCTCGGACTGGAAGATGGTCGAGATGGTTTTGTCGTTGTAGGTCACTGTGGCCCCGCCAATTGCGGATGCTGTGTCCGTGACCGTCTGGTTGAGAACCGTCAGGTAGTCAACGCCGTAGAAGACAACCTCGTTGTCCGTCGCCTCGTAGTCTTGGAGGATACCGTTGCCAACGGTGCGGTAGATGCCGTCCTCTTCGTCCCATCGCTCAACGCGGTAGTGCCGAAGGAGCGGCTGGCACTCGTTGACCTGTGGATGGTTGTATGGAAGGGTAAAGAACATCTCCCCGCCCTCATTGAGGTACGAGGAGACACCGATATATTTTGCGTCAGAGATCACTGCCTTGACTGAGCCGCGACCGCGATTAGTCCCAGTGGTGTCCCATAGCGTGATGCGGAATGGCGACTGCGAGAACCACTTGCCCTGTGCGCCAGAGGTGTTGACTCGCGTGCCGTTGGCAACGTCAAGCTCCTGTGAATCTGGCGCAACGCTGGTTGCCGTGGCGGAGATGGTCAACACACCGATGTCGTCGCCAGTCACAAGTCGTGAGGCCACGCCATTGACGGCAGTAGCAGCACCAAGGCTTGCAAGCGTACCCGTCCCAGTTTGGGAGAAGGTGACGGAGGTGCTATTGTCTGCGGTGTCTACGGAGAAAGAACTGTTGAGGATTTCGGCAACGAGGAGTCTGTTGTCTCCAGAGGCAAGCGGGGACGATGACGAGGTGATGTTGATGTGCCGAGGGTGGATGAGTATCGACTGCGTTCCATCAAGGGTGACGGTGTCATAGTTTGCCCTGATGTCCACCGAGCCGACAGACGTTGCCGTGTAAGAGATTGACGCAATGCCGAAACTTCCGAGCGCCGTCGCTGCTGCAAAAGAGATTGACCCCGCACTGGTTGTGTCCAGCGAGAAGTTAATGACACCCTCAAAGCTAGTATCAACCGCGCTGGTGGCGCTGTCGTACACCTCCGCGCTAATGACACCACTCGTGCCAAGACCAACAGGGGTCGTGGCACTCGTAATGAGGATGTAATCAAACGCCATTAGTACCACGCCTCACGGTAGGTCGCAGTGATGAGCGCGGGAATAGCCGCACCCGTATAGGCGGTCGTCATCGTTGTGGCAGCATCATCCGTAGGCGGGATACTTCCAAAGTTATAGGTCGTGGTGTCGATCACGTCCTGACGTAGCGATGTGACATACGCACCGCCAGCAGTTGACCGAACTCCTCGCCGCACCGTCTGGTTCTCAAAGTCAACGTACCAACGAACCTCGCTGGATGCTGTCTTGGCTGGGAAGTCCAGAGAGTTCAACTTCAACGCCTGAGAGTCAAAGGTAAAGGTAACTGAGGTAATCGTCGCCGTAGCGTAGGTGCTTGCCGATGAGTAGATAATCTCAAAGGTTGGGTACGCAATCCCAGATCCAAGGTTCGGGAACGATGTCGTTGCCGAAGACGAGGTGATGCTAATAGTCCTCTGCGTTGCCGAGAACTTGTATGGCTGCTTGGCCATCAGGGTGAACCCAACGTTGGCAGCAAAGCCCTTAGCAGATACTCCGATGGATTGTGCTGTCGTTAGCTGAACTGACGGTAGGCTTGATGGCCTGACCAGCATCATCATCGGGATGAAGCCAGTGGAAAAGTTGGAAGTGTCAATGGTTCCCTGAGAGAATGCCAACTGACGGAACCCGTAGTCCGCCTCATAGGTACGAGGGATTGGCCGCATCGCATCAAGCAACGCCTGAATCCTGTCGCCAAGATCTCCCGTGGACGTGCCGAAGACACCGCACACAATGGAGAGCGAGCGGTTTCCAAGATAAGTGTCCCCAGCGTCAATGCCGTCACGGAGCGCCCGCTTGTCCATATAGCCGACAAGGGGAACTTCATTGAACGAGGCAGACAGAACCTTGTAGCCGCCGAGCGGTACGCTGGTCGTTACCTCGGCGGAGCCGATGCTGTTGAGGTCAATGGTGCTACCACCAGCAATCTGGTAGGTAATCGGTCGGTTAAAATCCATTATCCGAGCCTCCGAATTCTACGAAGCCGTGCCTCCTCGCGGCGCACTCGCGCCTGGTTGGAGAGCGCGATCTGGTTCATAGAGAGGGCTGATACGTCAGAGTTTCCCGACTGTACCTGCCACTGCTGGAAGGCAACGCGGTCGGAGAGTAGTCGGTTGAATGCTTCTGCTTGCGCCCACACGCGGATGGATGAAATGGCAGAGACATCCATATCCGTGGTGGAAGTATTCGAGGAGAGCTGGACGAATCCAGAGTAGCCAAAGATGCGGAGTGTCCCAGTGTTGTGCATCGTGTAGTGCGGCGGGAAGAAGAGGATGTTGTTGTGAACTTCCCACCCTGAGTCGGGACCATCGCCGCTGTTCGGCAATAGGGTCTCCTGGTACTGTCCACCGCTGGTGTACACGTCCACTCGGAACGGCCAGTTCACCGCCGTCAATGCGACAGAGAACAGCTCGCCAGAGATTGGCTGCGTGTAGGTCATCGTCTGGATTGCTTCCTTCGGGTAGAACCCGTTGACCCAGTCAATCCCAGAGTTGATGAGATCGTTGATCTCGGTGTCGCTCCACGTTGCCCCGTTGGGGTCGCGGAGATCGGCTCGTACCGATGTCCTAAGTGCGCTAAGTGTTTCTCCTGCCATTCTTCCAAATCCCCTTATGCTCTACTGCCCACTTGAAGGCATCGGCCCACTCGACCGCCCGATCCTTATAGTTGTACTCTTTGAGAACTCGTTCCTTGGCAGCCCCCGCGAGCTGCTCTCGTAGGTCTTTGCTTCGGACCAGTGACTTCACTGCGTCGTACCATTCCTGTCGTCCCTTGGCAAGCAGTCCGTCCACACCGTGTCGGACCATTGAGTACGGTGCCTGACCATACTTAAATCGCTCACCGATGAATGCTGCGCCAACCATTGCGTATTCCAGCCAGTGAAGCTCTGACTTGCATCGGTCAAACTCGTCGCCACCAAGTGGGGCGATTCCGATGTCTCCGTGACTGGCTGCCAGAATCTCGGCAAAGCCCTTGATGTTCTCAATGTATTGAAACGCCTCGTCAAAGAACGGAGCAATGACGTGTTCGGTTCCTGGGTTTACTCCGATGAAGACGTTCCAGAGTTCCTTGCGGAGGTCTTGGACTGCTTTGCCAGCGTATCCGCCTTCCCACTTTCCTCGGTCGTTGGGGTATCCGCCATAGTCGCGCATTCGCGCCGTGCTGCCGTAATAGACCACACGTGGCTTGCTACCGCCGTGTTCTGGGCGAGGACGACTTGTCGTATAAATTGACGGATCGATTGCATTTCTAATCACCCTGAAGTTATCGTTGAGATGGGAATACGCATCCTTGATCGGACCCGTGCTGACGGTAACGAGGTCAGCCCTCCGCGTCATCCGCTCAATAAGTGATCGCTCTGCCTGAACATCTGGCCAGTAGCCATTCCACTTGCGGATCTGGAAGTGATTGTCATCGGTCTCGTAGACCATCGCCTTGTCAAACTTCTCCGACTCAAAGGCTGGCCACATCCACTCAGTGATGGAGTCCCGAATCTGCATCTGGTGCTGGTGCGACTTGATGACCTCTGGGTCTTTGCTTGCGGCACCGCACTCATTGCATTTGGCAGAACAGTTGTAGTAGCGGCGGAACATCACGATGTCCGCCCATTCAATGTCGCTGGTGTCTACGGCAAGTAGACCCTTCCGCATTGCCTCGTCTTGCGATAGCCCTTCTGCACCAGGCTTGGCAACGAAGTTGATCTTGTCGATGTGACGGACACTGATGCCCATCTTTGCCCATTCCTCGTCGTACATATGACCTCGGAAGTAAGCGCAAGGTCCCTGCTCAGCAGTACCCCATACCAGAATGTTCATCCGACCCTCCTTTGGGGGGTATCTACATACCACCCCCGACCTTTTCGAGGCTCCTGGCTCGTCCTGGATGCCTCTACGTTGATTCTATGGTGGGGGTCCCGCCCCCCTCAATTACGAGGGGAGCGGGTCATCAGCACCCCCGTGCCGATTAGACAGAGACCGTAGCCTGAGTCTTCAGGATGCGATAGCGTGCGCCAGCCTCGTCGAGGAGGAGGGAGCCGAAGCGCATCTTGTAGCCCACAATCGCCTTCTGAGCGAGTGGGTCAGAGTGATCGCCACCTGGAGCCACGAAGTAGCTCTGGAGGGTCTGCGAGTCACCGATTGCGTACGAGTCTGGGCCAAGGAACAGCGCGTTGTACACGTTGCCGCTTGAAGCACCAGCCGTAGCGAACACCTTCGCGTCCGAAGACACGATGAAGCGTACGCCAGCGAACATACCGATCTCGCCCGTGAGCAGACCAGTGTTGTCAACATACTTGCGGGACTCGATCCACCCGTTCACAGCGGTGTCGGACACAAGGTCAAACTCCTGTGCTGGGTGAATGATGCAGCGGTACGTGCCGTCCGCGAAGGTCGGAACGTTTGCACCCTTAAGGCGAGCAACCATCTGCTTCACGAAGAAGCCAGACAGAAGACCTGCCGTTGCAACTGCCGAGTTAGCGGTGTTCTGCGTAAGGGTCGTTGCACCAGTTGCGCCAAAGATCGCAGCGGTTGCGGCGTTGGCGTGAATGTTGTCGCGCACGATGTGATCCATCGAGCGGACAGCCTTGTAGGCAACACGCTCAGCAGCGATGCTGATGAGGTCGTGTGGCGAGTCAAGATTGGCGAGGTCCGAGACCGCGACCGTCGCGCCGTACTGCGCAGCGGTGAAGAACTCGGATGAAATTGTGAGGGCATCGTCCGTAGGAGCGGTGCCTTCCGTCAGCGTCGTCGTGCTGACCGAGAGGTCTGCATAACGAGCATAGCGAAGGGTATTCGTACCCTTGATGAAGCGAGCTGGGACATAAAGTCCTGGCATCGCGTGAACAGCACGAGCGCGCAATTCCTCTTCAGCCCGCGCAGCAACAAGCTGCGTGACTAGATCGGAAAAGTTCGACGTCTGAGTAGTTGTGGTAGCCATTTATGCTACTCCTTATCTATCAGCGAATGGATTCCCCAACGACTTCAGCGCATCAGAGATGCTCTTAGAGTTGGGCTTTTCAGTTGGCGCGGCAGTTGCCCGACGCGCATTGTTTGGATCCACTGGCGAAGGCTCCGACTCAACAGTTGCTGCGGACGCAGCGGCGGCCTGCTTGACAAAGTTCTCCAAGGCTGCCGCCTTGCCAACTTCATCCAGTCCACCAGTGTCCTTCAGGAACTGGTATGCGAGTGGGTATTCCCGTGCTAGACGCTCTTCCTTTGCAACCTGTTCAGCCGCAGCAGCCTTACCTTCAAGTTCCCGAATCTTGGCTTGCGCCTTCTCAAACTCGGTCATTGAGGCCTGCTCCTGTTCAGCCTTCCACTTTGCAAGCTCTTCCGCCTTGGACTTGAGTTCATCAAGTTCCTTCTTCGTTGCGGTGAGCGCCTGATCCTTGCCTGCTAGGCGCTTCTTCCAAGTGGTGACATCCGCCTCGTTCTCAGTGGGAACAGTGGCTACCACAGGGGCTTCCACCTCATCCGACTGCACTGGGGCGCTGTTCACGACTTCGTTGTCAGCCACAGCATTTCTCCTTTTTCTTCTATCCCCGACCCAATGTCAGGGTTATTAATTCTTATTGTCCGCGCAACTCCAGGACCTTTTCCTGAATAAAGTCGGATTGGCTTTGGAGGAATCCAGAGAGCCGTTCGTTCGCCTCAGTCGCCTTGTCAATTCCTTCAATGCCTTCCAGCACTGTTCGGCCTTGACCAAGGACCGTACCTCGGACGAACTGCGAACCGACCTCGGTCATTGTCTGCCCGATGTCGCCAAGCTTGATAGCATCGCCACGCAAGCCAGGCTGGATGATGCCGCGTCGCAGCCACGTTGGCATAGAGAAACCGCTGTTGTCTGGGGTGACAGGAAGAAGGGTGGACGCAAGGTAAATCAGCGCATCGTTTTGGAGCAACTGGTTGAGAACGTCCTCATCAGAGTTGACGTTGTTTTCTGCCCATTCTAGCACATTCTCCCACTTGGCATAGCCAAGTCCAGGGGCGACAACGCCACCGATTCGCGGGACAAACATAACGCGAAGTAGAGAAGGGATTGCCTTCTGTGTCATATAGGAGTATGGGTACAACCCAAGGAACGGATGGTTAATGCTTCGCTCAAACCACGAGCGGTGGCTGGCAAAGTATTGCGCTTTATCGGCTGCGCGGCTGGCTCGTTGAATTGCCAACTCATAGGCTGCCATCGTTGCGGCAGCAATATCCTGAGCCTGCTTGGCTGGGATGCCACCCTCACGAAGGGCCTTGGCTGCAAGGCTGCGAGCGAATGGACCCTGGCTTTCAATGTACTTTGCAAACTGAAGTGGATCTGACTGGATGAGGTAATCGGCAAGAAGCAATTCAATTGCATCCTCTGCCTTCGTCACACCATAATGTTCGGCAAGCTCCCGAATCTTTCCAGGGGCAACCTCTTCCAGCGTGTCCATAAATGTTCGGACCGCAAACTGGTCACTCATAATATCGCGGGCGATTTCCTTGGCTTCCTTAACTCCGTCAATGGAGTAAGTCCCCTTGCTGAAGAGCGGACGGACAAGTCGTGAGACCCTGCTCTTAAGTCCACCAGATGCCTCAATTGCCACTGAGGTGTTCTGAACGGCACGAGCCTGCATTCGCATCACGCCGTCATTAATCTCGTGATGGACAGATGCTGGGTTGAGGTGGGCCTTGCGAAGGACAGTTCCTCGGATGTCTCCAATTGAAGCCTCTGCAACTTCCCTCTTGATGCCATAGACAGCAAGTTGGATTTTGGTTTCAACGCGCTCCATTACAAGGTTGAAGAATGGATTCAGTCGACCGAAGCGAAGGTCTGGGTAGAATCGGTCGGTGAGGATGGTGATCTCTGGGAAGATCGCCTTAACGCGACCAGTGAATCCGCTAGTCAAGCCAGAGACGGACCAGTCCCCAGCCGCTGCCGAGACGACTTCCTTGATCGGTGTCGTGCCAGACTCAAAGAGTCGGCCATAAGCAACGTCGCCCATCTCCTGCTTGAAGATGCGATCCAGTTCTGCTCGGTCAAGATAGAGTGCTTTTGGCTGGATTCCCTTCTCTGCCGCAAGGTCCGTGATTCGGGACATTAATCGGCGGGCCGTGTTGACGGAAACGCCAGTCTTCTGAACCATACTAGAGACGAATCGTTCTGCGATGTTGTTCTTGGTGACCTCTACGCCGTACGGTCGTGTCAACTTTTCCCACACCTTAGACAACTTGCTTGGGCGCAACTTGACCGAGGCAAGGTCATCATCAAGACCCTTGATGGCAACGTGGTCTAGCGTGTCAGAGAATGGCATCACCATCTCAGTGAATGCTTCTCGGCCATTGTGGTCAACAACCATCGTTCGGACCGTGGAGATCGTGTCGTCTGGGGCGATACCGAGACGGTAGCCGTACTTCAGCAGACGTTGTTCCATATCGGTCAACTGCTTGACCGCTCCCTCTTTGGCTCTGGATGCGATGACTGCTCGCTCCTTGCTGGTAATCTCTCGGACAGTCAGCTTCCTAGACTTTTTAAGGAAGTCAAGCACTTGGCTGTATGTATAGTCAGATCCAGCGAACACACCGAACTCGTCGTACTGTCGGACGAGGTTGTCGGAGATTTGCTTCAACTCTGTTTTGGCAGAAGCGGCGGCAGCCTCGTCAGCGCCCCTCGCAACTTTCTCTAGGGATGTGACCTGCTCAATAAGCGACTTAGAGTTGGACTCCGTCAGGCTGCGGGTCGAAGTAATTGTAATGCGGGAAAGGAAGTCGCCTGCCTTGAATGCCTTGCGGATGGCAGCAAGTTCCCGTACAGCCTGCCCGTAAGCAGCGTCTCTAGCGAACGCCAACACGTCGGTCAACGTGCGAATATCCCCCGCATTCTCCTTGAAGACCTTCTCGGCAATCTGTCGGGCAACAGTATCCTTGATGCCAAATCCAGCGGCAAGGTCGGATGCAAGCTCCTCAATGCCACGAGCAGTATCAGTGGCTGCTGGAACGCGGTCAAGCTTTGCCTCGGACAGAACGCGGAACGCATCCTCTGATGCTAGACGTGCGTCTGCCTTAGCCTTATACTCAGCCGTTGCTCGGATTAGGTCCTTCTGCTGTCGAACACGGGCGTTGGCGGCAGCCTCTTCAATCTTCTGGCGAACCTGGCTGACGGCCTGTGTTCGGCGCAACTCTGCGGCTCGTAGTCCAGATGCTACGCCGCCCTGAATCTCTGTGAACATCTTGGCAACATCTTCGTCTGGAATCTCAAGACGCTTTAGCAGGTCTCCAACGTTTCCACCCTGTGCTAGTTCGGTGGCAAGGAATTCTTGCAGTGTCTTCTTCTCTGTGGCTTGTCCAATTGCGTCTGTGACGAGATTGTCCGAGAAATCTTTGGCGTTAGATCGGACGATGGCTGCACGAGCGCGGACCGAGGACGACTTGATGGCATTCGCAAATGTAGTTGCCACATTCCGTAGGCCTTGGTCAGTATTTCGCAGACCAACCGTTGCGCCGATGTCGCTCAGGACGGTATCAATGGCGGTGAGTCCCTTGGCATAAACCCGCGTGTATGCGGTCGCGGACTCCTTGGCAATGTTAGATGTCAGATTGCGCTTAAATCGGTCCAACTTACCAAGCGTCTCCTCATAGACCTTCGCAGCAAGACCCCACTTTTCTAGGAATGCCGCCTGCTTCGTGTACCCCTCGGCAGTCTCCTTTAGGCCAGCCTTAGTTGCCTTGACAGCCAACTCTTTAAGTCCAGCCACGCCGATGCGGTTTAGGGTTGCTGCCTCTGCGCCAATGGCGACAGCCTTTCCAGCACCAGGGGCGATGAGGTTGAGCGGATCAATGACGAGTGAGTAGAGGAAGTTCATTGCGCCGTTCTCGCTGAAGCCAGCATTGCTGTTAGCAAGTTGTAGGGCAGCGTCCTCAATGCTTGCACCGCCACGGACGGAGTTTACTGCTGCCGCTGGGGCATCACCAAAATATACGCGGATTGGGTCGTATCGACCTTCCTGCGTACTACGGATGCGGGCTTCTGCAACCTTCTGCTCGGCAAATCGTCCAGGGGCGGAGATAAGCTCAAGCGCACCCATACCGATGTTTCCAACCGCTCCAAGTGCGCCGCTCGCAATGCCACCAATAGGGGATTTCTCAACTGCCCCAACAACCTGACCAATGGTAGCGTCGGCAATCGTGCCAATGCCGCCGATGACTGGCTTGGCAATCGCACCGACAACTGGAAGGTTCTCTGCGATGGAGACTAGCCCCTTGCCAACTCCAACCAGACCCTGCGCCATATCGTTTGCAGACTGAGCAATGGTCTCTGTTGGGTTAGACACGTCTACCGAAATTCTACCAGCACTGTTTACGGTCCGAAGTCGTTGCCCCTTATTAACGGTGGTGCTGGGTGCGCGATAACTTGAAGACTCACCAGATCCAGTTGACCCAAATGGATTCGGCATTATCTGCCTCTTTCCTTACTAATATTTCCACCAGCCGTTGCCTGCTGCCCAAGGATCACTGCTCGTCGAGCCTCTGGGTCTGCTGGATTAAACGGAGTTAGAGCGATAGCTGTCGGAGTCTTTGATGGGGCAATTGCACGAGGACTTGGTGGATCGACCACCTTGGGGGTGGCAAGACTTCCAACTGGATATGGAGAAGCCGAAGGTGTAGGAGTCGTAAGGTTTCTAAAGAATGTGTTTGCTCCGCCACTTGCCTGATTCACCCTATTTAGATAGCCCTCTGACGTTGGCATTCGGGCGGCGATTGCCCGATCACGTTCAATCTCCGCTTGAGTCCTTGACTTTAAGACGGCAGCCTGAAACTCCATTGCCTTGTTCTCGGTGGTAAGTGCCGTTCCAAGCAGCCCGCCGATTGCTCCAAGCGCACCCATACCAACTGGTCCAAGTGGTGCGCCAAGAACTACACCAATCCCAGCGCCGATCTGCGCACCAACTCCCTGGGCGCCAGTTATGCCACCAGCCTGGGCGGCCTGCTCCTGCTCTTTAAGAGCAGCGTAGTTAAGGGATGGCTTTCCATTCTTATCAAATGACACGATGTCTTGATTGTTTGCAAACCAAGTATATGCATCAACAATGTTTTGATTTCCGCGAAGTTCGGCTGCCCGAATCTTTGCATTCACGTCCCCTGGCTCGGACATCATCTCAATATTTTCTGCCTCAATAAGATTTGCATCGGTATTCAACGCATCAAGTTCAACTTGCAAGGCATCTCTTTCCGATTTACTCAATGAATTCGCTGTTCCAACCTGATCGAGAATAGCAAGTGCGTTGCGAATATCATCTGGCCTTGTATCTCGTGAGGCAACAATATCCTTGTTGGCAAAACTAATATTTGCCCTAGTGGTGGCGATTACTGGCGTAGTGTCGATAAGTGGAGGCTTTCCTCCAGTTTCCGCAGTCCCCTCGCCAAGCTTGAACTTGTCTCCGTCCTCAAGAAGTTCAACCCCCGTGATGACTTGACCACTTCGTGCATCAACGATAAGGGTTTCTCCATTTGGCTTTTGATAGACTCTAGCAATTGTCTCGTCGTTGTCGTCAACAACTTCCTGACCATTAATCGTAATGGTAAATGGAACGAGTTGATCTCCAATCTTGACAAATGTAATCTGCTTAAGCGCACCAGTTGTTGCTGTTGCATTTGGCTTTCCAACAACGGTATACTCGCCAGTCTTTGGATCGTAGTTGAGCAATGCGGCACCAGATACAAGATCAGATGCGTTTTTTTCGGTTCCTGGCAATGTTGACCAGTCAATATCTGAGTCGTTGACAACACCAGATAGGGTTTGCCCAGCGTTTACACCGCTATTAGCAGCGGCAACCTCAGCCTGGTACAGGGCAACATTTCCCTCTGTCCCAAGATTATCTGGCAATGTTCCGTAGATGGACTTACCACCGTTCAGGTAGGACTTCCATTCGTTATTGTAGTGAGAAATAAGGATGTCATTGCCAGCAGCAGACTTTAGATTCTGCGCCCACTTCGTGCTGGCATAAGCAAACTCATCCATACCAGTGGCGTTTCCGTTCGTTGTGAATACGCCGTGCCAAAGGTCAACGTTGTTTGTCCCGCCATTGGCGGCAACTACAGCAGCGTCGCCATATCCGTCTTTGACTGACTTATTCACCCACTGGCGTAGGTCGTCTCCGTCCTGAATGTTGAGTCGAGTTAGCGTTGGGTTAGTAAACCCAGGGTTGCTGTCAAGGTAGTCGGCCAGCAAGAGCATTGCCTCTGGGTTGTTTGTCATCTTCTTGAGGGTGGTAGAACTTGGGTCGGACAAATCCGATAGCTCCACCTTTCCGAGATCAACGCCAGTAAGACCAGACGCAAGCGTCAGAAGCGTGGAGAAGTCCGAGATGGTTTCATTCAGTCGTTTTGCTGCTGGACTGTTGTTTCCTCCGCCACCGCCGCCAGTTCCATAGGTCGCAATAGTCGCAAAGATGGAACTATATAGTTCGGTCTTCTTACCGATCCCAGATCCAGCAACCCTTTCGGCAAACCCCTTGGCCCACGCCTCAAACTGAGAGGCGCTAACCTTTCCCGCCTTGACGCGGTTCTGCCAGATTGTGGCAAGTGAGTTCCACTCGTATGTGTAAGCGTCGTAAATAGCGGAATTATACTGCTTGCTTCCTGGTTCAAGGACTTGGAGCGCATCAAGGGTAATCCTCTGATACTCCTTGGCAGTAAGTTCCCCGCGAGAAAGTGCCTCTCCTTGGTACTTTAGGAATGAGGAAGTGATGTCCTCAACCCCAGTCTGGTAAGAGTTTAGGTCATTCTGGTCTGTTGAGGTCATCGCTCGACCAGTGACAAAGTCAATCAATTCAGAATAGTTCGCCCCATCGGTCGTATTGAACTCTGCAATAAGGGAGTTATAAGTCCTCTTAATGTCAAAGTTATTAGCAGTACCAATTCTCTGTTCAAGTGCGGTCCAGTCAGTAGTTCCACGTTCAATGCCAGACAAGTTGGCAATGTTCTCGTAGAATGAAATAACATCAGACATCGTTGGGACTTTTCCGTTGTACTCAGTTCCGTCGTAGAAGGCGTTCATAAAGACGCGCTCTTCTGCTTCCTGCTGCTGGCGAACCAGCGAGGAAATCGTTGCGGAAAGGTCAGATGCTCCAGTCTCGGAGCGACCGAATCGTCCTCTTCGTGCCATTATTCTTGTACCTCGTTTGTCGCGGTTAGGGATGGTACTAGGTTTTCTGCCCCAGGAGCCGCTGCGTTTTGCGCGTTGGCCTCTGGTGGGAGTTGCGCCTGATTCTCAGGCTGGTTCAGGGACTGGTCTCCAGGAACTGGTGAGGTAAGCGTTCGCTGGGCGTTCTGCGCCTGCGACTGCGTCATCATCAACTGCTGTTCAAGCTGCTGCTGCTGCGCCATCTGACCAGCCTGTTGCTGGGACATCTGCATCTGCTGCATCTGTCCAATGACCTGCGTCATCGTGGCAACTGCGGCAGGGTTGAGCGTTGCATCGGTCTGCTCGTCTCGGATGAGTTCCTTCTCGCCCATCGGATCTTCCACACCCACGCGGTCCATCGCACGCTCTGCCGACCAGAGGCGGTTCTGTACCAGGTTGATTGCGGTGCTGGCAAGTTCCAGCGTGTCTCGTGGCGTGAGTTCTGGGGCAACGATCTCAATGCGGTATTCGCCCGCAATGAGCGACTTGACGCCTGGGTCCTTTGCCTCCCAAATGCGAGCGCACATCTCCCACACCTTCTTGAGCCAGGCGTAGTACACCTTGCGCTTTGGTGCGAGTCGTGACTCGTAGTTAGCGATAAGCGCCGCGATGGCGCGGGATGATCCGAGTACCTGTGCTGGAGCAAGTCCGAGCAGCAGGTCGTTGAGGCCAGTTGCAACGGTCAACTCTCGGTCGATTCGTGCAACGTATGCCTCAATCTGGAACTGAGGAATGAATGGCTGAATGGCGCGAAGTTCGTTGCCAGGTCCAGGGGTTGCCACGCGACCAGGCTTTGGCAGCGCGTTCGGTGGTACCTCGTCAGGAGCCTCAGCACCGACCAACTGCCACATCTGTCCGCCCACGATGGACTGGATCATTTGCGCCATTGCGGTGATGCGCTCGTCCTTCTCGCGGAGGAGCTGCTCTGGATCGTAGAGCGCAGGCTTGCCGTATGGGCTGCCTGGGATCTTGCCGTTTGGTAGGTGGATGTAAGGGATCTGCCCACCGTACTCTGGGTGCGCTTCGTTCTTGACGAGCGTGTTCCCCACGTAGATGGCGTTATACACAAGTGGAGCCTTGCCCGCACCCTTTGGCACCTTGTACCAGTAGTCGTAGACTTCTACCTGCATCTGCTCATAGGCAGTCTCGCGGCGGAGTGGGTTTCGCTCAAAGGCGTTCGCCCACACGTTGCCGATTGGGTCAGCGTGGCTGCCACGGCTCGTGTACGGGAACCACTTCTCGCCCTGCTTCACAGGGATCACGTCAACGCCGTAGTCCTCTTGGATGGACTGTGGTGACATCCCGTAGGTGTAGAGCGCCCAGTCTAGGCGGTTGTAGTCGCTGTTTCCGAAGCCAAGGTAGAGGTTCTCAGGGCGCTCGATGATAGAGATCTTCGGTACGCGCTCAATCGGGTCCCAATAAATCTTGGCAGCCGTGTGTCCGTAGAGTTCCTTGAGCAGCGCAGCCTGCTCCATCTGGAGGTCCATCTCGTTGGATTCCCACCAACGGAAGAACAACTGCTCACGGTAGGATGCCGCAATGCGGTCTTCCTTGGTTGAGCCAGTTGGCACGTAGTTGATGACTGGTCGTACTGCCTGAATCGCCGCAGGGATCTGGACGTAGGCGTGGTGGATGTTGACGGAGACGTGGGCGCGGCCAGCAAGGCGGGCGCTTGGGTCTTCTGACCAGTGGTCTGCACCACCAAGGGTCATCGTCTCTGGGTGGTAGAGGTTGTCCATTCGGCGGAACAGCGCCTTGAGGCGGTTCTGCTCTGGGTCAACCAACTGCTTGCGACCAAGGATCTCCTGAAGCAGCGTGTAGTCGTCGCTGTTCTTCGGGTCTAGTTCCTGCGCAACGAGTGAGGACTCCAGCATCTTGAGCGATGCGGCCTCTGACGGCGACAACTTCTCAACGTTTGGCTGGATGCGGAGCGTCCCTCGACCACCCTTCAAGCCAGCAGAGAATCCGTTGCCAGCCTGTTGTGGGGACTTGGAGGTAGCGTTGAATGCGGCAGGAGCAGTGGCGATTGGAGCGCCGCCACCGATGCCAATGTTTGGCGCACCAGCGGGGGAGCGGAGGGTGCTGCCGCTGGTGCGGTTAAGTCGTACTGGCGTGGTTGGGACTGGAGCAGCGCCGACCATTGACTTGGTGATTCGCTGACCACGGCTGAGCTTACGAGCCTTGTCAAGGGCGGAGCCAATGGCTGCGACCTGCTCTGGGGTGGCGACATCAGGGTCGGTCGTATACTGTGCTGGTACGCCTCGTGTACCTTCGTATGCCGCTGGGATCTTTCGGATCTTAGCCATCAATCACTTGCTCCAAAATAGGTGAAGGTCGGATTCTCTACGCCCTTCTCAGGATTCCGCAATGCGTGTCGCACTGCGATTGCCAATGCCATTACTGCATCTTGCTCTAGCTTCTTGTCGTCCAACTTGTAGATGAGGAGTTGTCTCTTGAGTTCATCCCAAGGACCGCCCATCGGAAGTTCTAGTTGACCCTTATCGATTACTGCCTTGAGGTCGTTGAGGAGTTCCACCTTCTTCGCCTTCGTCCCTCCGAAGTCAAACCCTCGGAGTGGGCGGATCATTGAGAACTCTTGCTGGAAAAGCCTGCCACCTAGCCCCGTGGAGTCCACGATGGTGGTGCAGAAGGCTCCGTCTTGGCTGTAGAGAAGATGCCCCTCGCGGACCATATTCACTACCGCAGAGATGCTCTGCTTGCCGCCGCGCTTCCTGATCCGCACACCGCGAATCCTGTTGCGGCTGGTAATGTCCAGCGTGATGGCCCACGTCGCATCGTGCGAGATGCCTGGGTCTACGCCCTGAATGTATCGGTGATTCCGCTCTGGCTTCACGTCATCATCAAGTGTCCTGTAAGACGCAAGGATTGACTGGCTCCAGAAGAAGGCATCGCGGGCTTCAATGAAGTACCCGTCAATGTTCTGAGGAATAAGATATTCGGCTTGCTGGCGAACAACGTCATCAAAGTTGTTCTGCGTCAGTCCGTATCCAATGTTGTCGCGGGTGGAGAGTCGGAAGCTGATGAACTTCTCATCCTTCCCTGGGTTCTCAGGATTACCCTTCTCCCAGAGTTCCGCGTAATCGTTGATGCCTTCGCTTGGTGTCCCGATGAAGTGGAGTGGTCCACCAGTGGAGAGTCGGCGGAGGTTGAGAACCTCTTGGTAAATCATCAACAGGTGTGGCTCAAACGCCGCCTCGTCAAATGAGATGCCATTCATATCCTTACCGAGGAGAGCCTTCGCTCGATCCTGTGTGGTGCGGAAGTGGATGCTTGCGCCACCGAGTACTGGGTTTACCTTGACCCACGCATACTCGCCTCGGTACTTCTTCTGGGTCTCAATGACCTTGCCGAGTTCCTGGATTATAGCACATCCGCGACCACGCTGCGCTGGGTGCGCACCAGAGAGGATGGTCTCAATCTCTCGGAAGACTAGCTCTGCGGTTTCCTGCTGGATGCCTT